TCATTTGCGTCGTCGGTCGCGAAGCCACTCATCCCCCTGCCCCCGCCGTTCCGCTTCGCGCCAGGCGGCCTCTTCCTCCGGCGACATGCGCCGAGTTAGGTACTTCACGGCTCGAGGCAGTAGCGCCTGCCCCAGCCGGACCCCGAACTCGAGCCAGAAGGAAGGCCGCTGCGCCACCAGGAAAGCCCCGGCCCCGAGGCCGAGGAGCACCACGACGACAGCAACGCCCTCCTGCCAGCTCAAGATCAGGTCGTGCGAGATCACAGGCGAGACTGAGCGCACTCTTACGGGATGAGTTCGACGGGAACGTATAGCCCACCGTAGCAGTAGTTGGTGCTGGTCGAGGAAGTCTGAGCCACATAGTTGCCGGCGTAGGCGCCGTTGGTATCCCAGATACGAACGTAGTTCGCGTTGATGCGACTGGTTCGGCCCGTTGGTGCGTTCGGCTGACCGGATACGATGGTGGTGATCGGGGCGCCCAAACCAACAATCCACTTGGTGTCCGTGGTGTCCTGCACGGTGAAGCCTGGCCAGGTTATCGACGACACCACATTTGTGTTTGTGAACCGCTGACCATTGTTACCAACGTCATAAACGTTGTGATAGACAGCTACGCCCATCGTGACGCTGGAAGAGTTGCTCCAGGTTCCGCTGACAGTCCCACTGGCGGTTGCGAACTTGTATCCGACAATGCCGTACGCGTTACCAGCGCTTCCCGTGTAGATCACGGTCCATCCCGCCGGAGCGGACGGCATGGAACCCGCGCAGGTCTTGATGATCAGTATCAGGTCGCCAGCCTGATGGGCAGGGATCGTGATGGTCGTCGCGCTCGTGCTCGCAGATGACCCACCGCCAACATAGGAGATCGCTCCCCGGGTTCGGCCGCCGGGCTTGAGCATGCCCATCGTCGTGGGCATGGCGAGAAGGTTCTTCGAGAACTCCAGGTTCCCGGGCTTGATGATGGCGAGACGCTGCGGCAGATAGACCGCCGCCTTCGCCGGAAGGACCAGGCCGGAGGCGACGGTAGCCGCCAGCAGAGCTCTGTTCATCATGTCGCGTTGTCTCCAATGAGATGCCACTTGTTGCCGCCCTTCCCTTCAGTATGCCCGCGGCTCAGAACGTGCCGCCGTCGAGAGTGGTGCCATCCACACTTCCGCCCGTGATGGCGACCGCACTTGCGTTCTGGGCTGCCATCGAGCCCAGGCCGAGGTTTGATCGGGCCGCAGCCGCATCGCTCAAGTCAGACAGGTTCAGGGATTTCGTGAGCTTTCCGGCGAGTGCATTGGTGAGCGTCGCCGAAAAATTCTCGTCGTTTCCCAGCGCGGCAGCGAGCTCGTTCAGCGTATCGAGAGCGCCGGGCGAGCCGTTGATCACGGCTGCCACCGCCGCCGCCACGAAGGCCGTCGTGGCGATCTGGGTCGAGCTGTTGCCCTCCGTGGCGGTGGGAGCCGTGGGCGTTCCGGTGAGGGCAGGCGAAGCCAGGGGCGCCTTGGCGGCAAGGGCGGTATCGAGTCCCGTGACCTCCGACGTGGCATGTGTATGCGCGCCCGGGATGAAACTGGACGGCTTGCCTGTGACGCCAGTCCAGGGCACGGCATCCGCCGTTTCCGCAGCATCCACCTTGCCGTTGTTGGTGGTATCGTAGACCGATTTCAGCATGTCGCCGGCGCCGACCCCGGCAAGGGCATCCTGCACGAAGGCGGTCGTGGCGATCTGGGTCGTGTTGGTCGCGGGAGCTGCCGTGGGGGCCGTCGGCGTGCCCGTCAGATTGGGCGACGCCAGCGGCGCCTTTGCCGCCAGCAGCGTGTCGACCTGGCTCTTTCGCACGAGGTCGGTGCCGCCGGACGCGTCCTGGGACGACTTCGGCACGGTGGAGAAGATCTTGGCGCCTGCAACGGTCTGGGCGTTGCCCAGGTCGACGAAGGCGCCCTTGCCGGCGAGCGGAACGACAGAAGTGGCGTTTCCGGCGCCGTCGTCACCCTTGCCGACATAGAGTGTATCGTCGACCTCGTTGTGCGCGAGTTCAGCGGATTTCAGTGCCGAGGGCGCCCCGGCGAGGCCGGTGACGCGACGCTTGATTCGGATGACGTTTGCCATGGTGATTTTCCCTGTGTGTTGAGAGGTTCAGAAGTTTCCGCCGTCGAGAACGAGACCGGTGTCGAGCCCTCCAGGAGGCCCCTGGGATCCTGGCGGTCCCTGCTCGCCTTGCCGGCCACGGGGGCCAGGGGTTCCAAGTACCCGGACGGCGACAGGCGCGCTCAGGACCCTCACCTTTACCGGCGCATCGCTCATCGTTTCGACGCGAATGGGACCGACTGCGGGGTGAAGGTGAAGGACGTCGAGCATCAGAGCCCCCGGGTCACCGGGCGAATGACCGGGATCTCGAGCATGAAGGCGAGATGGCGCGGCCGTACGAGGTCAGTGCGCACCAGATCGAGAACCGCGGAGCCCGGCGAAAGCTGTGCTGTTGCAGCCGCAGTCACGACCAGTTCCACCACTCGGTCTGACAGGCGCAAGATGCCGCCGTTTTCGGTCGAGAGCGTCGCCGCGGGCGCGGAGGCACTGACCTTGGCGCGCAACTGCCCGGTGAGACGCGCCTCCACCGGGAACAGGTCCGCCTCCGCCTCGATCTGCAGGCGGTATTCGTAGCCGATCATGATGGCGGGACCGTCGGCGACACTCACCGTCACGGGCGCCACCCGCAGATCCTGGCGCCCGCCTCGTTGTGGGCCGCGATCTGCTCCTTGGTCTTGCGGGTGAGCACATCGTGTCGGGAGGGTCGGATCGGCTGGGCCCAGTCGCAGTCGCTCTTCAGCCGCGGATCAGTCGCGCATCCAGCGATCGAGACGGCGATCAAGAGCAGCATCGCTGCCGGTTTGAATGTCATGCCGGATCTCCCCTGATTGCCGGAGTGCCTTTTCCCGAACGACCTGGCGCTTTGCTTCAAAAGCAGCCTTCCCGGCGACCCTGCCCCTAAGCCAGGCAATGCCGAGCGCCGTGAATATGGCGCCGGCCAGCACCGCCCAGCCCGACAGGCGGGTCCAGGCGGCGCCGAGCAGCGAGAGAAGGACCCCGATCACGGCGTCTTCCCCGTGCGGTAGTCCTCGATTCGGGCGGCCTTGGCCTTCCACGCCAGCACGATGACGATGAGAAAGATGACGGCACCCGCCCAGGGCAGCACCGGCAATAGCCAGTCTGTCAGGTTCATAAGGCTCACGGTACGCTCGGTCACATCCTTCGCCCGCTCGGCCGTGTCGACCGCCGGCGCCACGACGGAGGCTGCCACACCGGCCATGCCGATGACACCGGTGGCGATCTGCCTGTTCGCCGCCTTCACGATGCGCGAACTCTCGGGCTTCCCCTCTGCGCGTGCTGCAGAAATCGCCCGGGGCTTTCCATGCTGCAGGGCATCGGCGAGCGGAACATCGATGTCGGGCGACAGCGCCAGGCCATTGTCGGCGCGAAACGCCAGAATGGCCGCCCGGGTGCGCGGGCCATAGTGGCCATCGACATTGCCGACCTCGTAGTAACCCAGGTCCTGCAGCTGCTGCTGGATGACCCGGAGTTCAGGCCTCGACGGCGCGGACGTTGCGAGGGGACGCCTGATGCCGATGACCCGCGCCTTCGGATAGCGCGCGACGGTGACGCCGTCCGACTGGTTGCCCCCCAGCACCTCGACTTGGCCGCCCGTGGCTTTGAGGAAGAAGGCGACATGTCCCTCGCTGGATTTGGCGCCGCGCGTGAACACCACAACGTCACCCTCCTCGGCTTGGTCGACACCCACTACCTTCTCGCCCCAGGTGAGATAGGAACGCGCGTTGAGCTTGCGCGTGGAAGTGATCCCTGCCTTTTCCAGGCAATTGCCGACGAAGGCGGCGCACCAGGCGACTTCGTCGTGCTCGACCCAGTCATGGCCGACGGTGCGGTACATCTCCATGATCTTCGGATTGTCGGCGGACCCCTTCAGTTCCTTTGTGCCGAGGTAGCCGCGGGCGATGTCGAGTGGGGTGGGCATAGGTGACAAGCCTCCGTGTTGCGGCAAGCGGGTCGCTGCCGGTGTGGTTGGAAAGGACGGTGAAAGAGGGGAGCGGTCTGCTCTCAGAGCGGTGACTGGGTCAGGCGCTCGAGCAGGAAGTCGTGGAGTTTGTCGATCTTGCCCTCGATGGCATCGAAATGCCGGGTGATCGCGGGCTGGTCGATCTTGGCCATGTCGAGTTCCAGCATGCCGACGCGCGAGCGGATGTCCTGGATGTCGGCCTTGATCGACGCGATGTCCTTCGTGACCTGCAGATTGGGGTCCGGAACAAGCGCTTCCTTGAGCTTCACCATGGCAAGAAGGGCTCCGGCGACACCGCCGAGGCCCATAAGGAAGTAGATCACGAACGGGAGCTCTGACGTCCAGTCAGCCGTCATTGACGCCTCCTAACTGCTGTCGGCATCGACACCATCCTGCGGCGCCTTGAGATCGAGCGCAGTGACGAAGCCCCCGCCGCGGGAATAGCTGTGGGTGACGGCGTCGATGCGCCACGGTCCGTCGACTCCGGCTCGCGCACCCGTGATGATGCACAACCCATCTGGAATGGCCGTCGTATCGCCCTCGATGGTCACGGAGCCTTCGCCGGCATCGCGCTCGGAGGTCGCCTTGTCGGAACCAGCCTGCTGCCCGGCTTCCTGTTCGTTCGCCTTCGCGTAGCGATGGTCGTGGCGGGCGTCGACGGTGAGCCTCGTCTGGTCTTCGGTCTCCTGCCATTCGGCCTGTTTCGGATCGTACCAGCGGGCCCGGGTGGCGTTGAACTGCGTCCGGCCGAGGGCGGGCGACATATCCCAGCTGTGAAGGTTCTTTCCCCAGGCGGCGATGACGGCCGCGGTATAAGCGCCGCCCCGCTTCGACATGACGGCCTTCGTGCCCTGGATCCGGAAGTTGCCGCCGATCTCGCGAGCCAGGCGCTCACCCATGTGGATGAAGCTCTCGTCCCGCATCTCGAAGTAGCTGCGCTTGATGGAGGCAAGCGCGGGATCGACCTCCACTTCCGTCACGCCGGCGGTCTTCCCCGCCTCGCTCAGGATGTCCTTCACGCTCTTGTCATCGAAGTGCCGCTGCTGGCCCTCCTTGGGCTTCTTCGTCGTATCCATACCCTTCGCCGAGACAGACAGCGTGCGCCCACCGCCACGGGAGCCGGAGGATTTGACCTCGTCGACCGTGCCGGTGAACACGACGCGGAGGCCCTCGTCTTCCCAGCCCAGCGCCACGACCACCGGCGCACCGATCTGAGGCAGCACGATCCGGCCCCGCGTGTCGTCGACTTCCAAAGTCGCGGTGTCGGAATGCGTCCCCACCTTGTCCGAGACCCGTAGCGAAATCAGCACCGGCAGGAGAGTGGAGGTGATGTTGGTCCCCGCCACCGTCACCATGAACACAGCGCGCTTCGACATCGGAGCTCACCAAAGGCTGATCGGAGCAAGAAGGGCAGGTTCGCGCGGCGTCGGCACCGGCATGTCGAAGCGCGTACCGATTGGGAGATACGGCCCCAGGGCGGCGAGCCTCGGGTTGAGGTCGAGGATCTGTTCGAGAAGCCCCGGCATGGGGCGCTTGAAGCGCCGCCAGACGATGAGCGATACCGTGATGAACTCGCCCTCGACGGTGACGGGCTCGACGATCATGAGAACATCCCCGCAAAGGCCGAGAAGAAGCCGCCGTTAGAGGGCTTCGCAGCCCGGCGCACCGCGACATCGATGTCGATGACCCGGCCGATCCCCTCGGCGTCGAGATAGCTCGAGCGTTCGGCGACCTTCTCGATCACCACCCAGCCCATCTGCGCCCCGTCGCCACGCATTAAATAGAGCGGTCGGCCGGCGGTCCGGGCCTGGTAGAGCTTCTTCAGGTCATCGAGACCGCCGAAGCGATGCGGGAAGATCCGCGCCGCAATCGACCAGCTCTCGCCGCTCTCGCCCACCCATTCAAGCGGCGGTCTGGCGCCCAGCACAGGCTTTTCCACAAAGCCTGACTCATGGTCATGCCCGTATCCCGTGGCATTGAAGGGCCAGACCTCGAATGTGATGGGCCCCAATGACATCAGCATCAGGCAAACCTCATGGATGTGTCGGCGAAGACGCCGCGGAAGGTCTCGCGCACCTCGTCGCGCAGCACGCGGCGGATCTGCTGGACGATATCTTCCGAGTCCGCACGGCCGTTGAACGTCATGTTGAAGACAGGCGACACGGTAATGCCGGTCGCCCCCACTGCACCCGCCCGATTGACGTAGCCAGACCGCCCCGCGGTGATGAGCTCCGGCCCCTTCTCGCCCACCATGTAAGAGGCCCCACGCGAGACAGGCCCGCCAACGGCACGACCCGGAGGCGTATTCTCGTTGGCGGCCGGGGCGGGACTGCCGCCTCCCAACCATGATGGCAGCGTGGGCCACTTGATGAGCCCCGAGACATCGATGCGGCCGATGGCGGCAACGATGCGCGAGGGGAGCGAGGCGAACCAGGCGACCAGTCCGTCGAAGGCCGCCTTGATGGCGGCGATCATGGCATTGGCGAGATCCGCACCTGCCTGAGCGTATTGCTGCTTCTGACCCTCGTTCAGCACCTCGCGCGAGAAGAAAGAGGAGATCCAGGTCCCGAACTCCTGGAGCTTGAGATACGCCCAGGAGAAGCCGTCACCGATCGCCCGGCCAAGGGACGCCAGCGGCCGCATCACAGGCTCGAGGGCCGCGAAGGCGGGCTGCAGTTGCGTCATCAGCGCCGACGCAAAGCCCCCCACGAAGGAAGAGATCCGGTCCCAGTACTTCCACAGCGAGAAGGCCGCCGCCGCGACGGCGGCAATGGCGAGCGCGATGCCGGCCCACACGGGCGCCGACACCGCGGCCAGCGCCCCGCCGACAGCGGTCATGGCGGTCGCAAGCCCCGAGACCCCCGGCACGGCCAGCGCCATGCCGCGCAGACCCGCGGCCGCGGTCTGGAGGCCGGTCATCTTCAGCCCCTCCATGCCGGCAAGCGCGGTCTGAAGGGCAATCATGCCGGTAGCGCCGTCCTTGAGACGCATGAAGGACCCGCCCAGCGTGTTCACTCCGAAGGACAGCACCGACAGCATGCCGCCCTTGCCCATCAGGCCCAGGTAGGAGAGGCCGGCGAGCGCTGCCTTGAGGCCGATGAAGCCCGCCGTGATGGCGACGAGCGCTCCGGCAATGCGCGGATGGGCATCGACGATACCGATCAGGCCCTCGACGAGGGGCTTCAGCGTCCTCGCGGCATCCCCGAGGATCGGGATCAGCGCGTTGCCGATACTGGTGGCAAGGTTCTGGATGGCAACCCGGAAGGCCTTCATCTTCTCGACGCCGGTCTCCATCATCCGGGCGAAGTCCTTGTCGACGACCCCCGAAGCCTTGGACGTCTGGTCGCGGATCTGGATATAGTCGTCGAGGCCATTGAGGAGCGGCAACAGGCCCTTCTGGACCTGGGCATCGTTGAAGAGTTCACCGAGACGCGAGGTATCGCCCTTGATCGCCTTGTTGATGGCGCGCAAGGCGGCTTCCAGGGGATCCGCACCCTTGGCGACCGCGTCCTTGAGCACCTTGCGGATGTCGACCCCGTGCTTCTTGAAGTTCTTGATGGCGTCGTTCGAATTGATCTTCTGCAGGATGTTGTTGAAGTTGGTGGCGGCCTCCGAACTGTCGCCGGCACCACGCCTGACAATCTGCAGCGCCGCGGCAATCTCGGACAAACCCTGTTGCCCGGTCATGCCCTTGGAACTGGCGAGTGCGGTAATGGACGGCAGATACTGCGCCATGTCCTTGAGCTCGAAGCCGCCCGCCTTGCCGGCCGCCGCCATGATGTCGAAGGAGCGCGCGAGGTCCTCGGCCTTGATCCCTAAGTTCGACATCGCCGCGAAGCCAGCCTTGGACAGGTCCTCGAGGCTGGCGCCGGTCGCCGTCGCGGCCTTGCCGATCGACGGCATGGCTTTCGTGGAACGCTCGACATCGAGACCCATGCCGACGAGGAAATCCTGGGTCCGGATGATGTCGGTGGTGAACTGGTTGACCTGGGTCGAGGTGGCCTTCGCGGCGCTGCCGATATCCTTCAGCTGGGTCGCGGACAAATTGCCCTTGGCGCCAAGCTCGGCCAGCGCCCGCTCGAGTTCCTGGGCGGACGCCACCGGCGCCGACAGTGCATTCTTCAGAACATAGAGCGTGCCGATGGCATCGAGCATGCGGCCGCGGGCGGCATCGATGGCGCGATTGTTGCGGGAGATCGCGGCGTCGAGCCGGTCGGCGAGCGTAATGTGTCCGCCCGTCGCGTCACGTACCGTGCGGGTGATGCCGCGGAGGCTGTTCGCCACCCCGCGCGCCGGGCCTGAAACCCGGTCGAGGAGTTCGACGATGAGCTGCGTGGTCTGGCTCGCCATCGCTCACTCCCTCTTGGCGCCGGTCAGACGCAGGGCTTCCGCATGCCAGAGCAGCAGCTCGGCCCAGTCCATGTCGTCGAAGGCTATCAATGGCGTGGAGAGAACGTGTGCCACGTCGGCCACCAAGCTCCGCCAGCCGTTTACGCCGGCAGCTTGGGCAAAAAACCGCCCAGCACCTCCGAGATCGCCGCGAAGTCGCCGGCATCCATCTCGTCCATGGCGGCAAGCGGCAGGTCGCAAAGGGCGGCCGCCATGGCGATCCCCTGGTCAAGTTCTGTGAAGCCCGGCTCCCGTGCCTTCTCCAGCGCGCGGAGATCCCGCACCTTGGGCCGGCGAATGGTCACTTCCGTGACCAAGCGGTCCTCGAGCTGCAGCGGACAGGCCAGCGTCATGCGGGTCGTGTCGGACATTCGGTCATCTCCCATGGATCAGCGCTGGACGCGCAGGATGCGGCGCTCGTCGTCGTTCTGCGAGATGCCGTCGAGCCGCCATTCGGAGGAGAAGAAGTCCCAGAACAGCTTCTCCTTCTCGTTGAACCAGAGTTCGTAGTGCATGACCTCGTTGATGGCGTATTCGTGCCCCTGGAGCTCGCCGCGCTGGAAGGCGTCGGGCTCGATCTTGCCGAGCCGGCCCTCGATGATGGCCTTGGCCTCGATCGCCAGCCCCGTCCGCTTGTCGCGGATGACGCCATAGGCGGTGAACACCTTCTGGCGCGAGGAGCCCAGGCCGAACTGGGTGAGCAGATCGGGATCCCAGCCATTGAGCTTGAAGGTGGGCTCGAGCTTCTGGATGCCGACGGCCACCTCGATCTGGACGCGGGAACCGCCGGCATGGTGCTCCTGGTACATTTCCTGGAGGGGCGGCAGCTTCAGTTCGGCGAGACTTAGGTGCTTGGAGGCCGTGGGGTCATGGTCGCCGGCAAAGAGGTTTGCCGCCTCCATCACGTAGATGGTGCTCATGGGTGGTACTCCCTGTCAGGTATTGATCAGCCGGTGACCGCGTCGACCTGGGCGAGGAGGTCATCGAGGAGCGCATCGAGGGCCGGCCGGTAGCGCGCCGACTGGATGCCGAGGTAGCGCAGCACCGGGGCCTCCTCTGCCGCGAAGTTAACGGTGAAGCGGCCCTGCCGCAGTTCCTCCGGAGAATTCTGGTCGCGCACGAACTTCACCTCGTAGCCGAGGATGTCGCCGTCGGCCTTGAGGTCGCGGAGCGCGAAACCCATGGTGTTGAGGACCGCCTGGATGGTCTGGCCGGTGATGTTGAAGCGGCCGAGATAGAAGCGCAGCGTGCGCAGGAACATCAGGTGGATGTAATCGCGGCCACGGGTGACATTATAGAAACGCCAGAGGTCATCCTCGCCGGCATTGTCGGTGCCGACATAGACGAAGCCTCCCGAGGCGATGGCGGTCTCGACCCCCAGTTCCCCACGCAGGAGTACGCCGAGATTGTGCGACAGCAGTCGCTGGCCCTCGGTCGCGCCGTCGGTCAGCGAGAAGTTGATGGGACGCGACGGACCGACGATCCCCTGAACCGGCTGGTTGGCCCAGCTATGGAAGGGACGGCCCTGCTTCTCGTGATCGCGCCTCACCCCGATGCCGACGACGGCGGGCGACAGCGGCACGACGGCCACCTCGGTCCCGTTCATCACCCTCACGGCGGGATCGACCGGAATGAGCCGGCTCGACGACAGGGTCTCGCGCCAGTCGAGGGCCGCCTGCTCGGTGGCGGCCGGCCCGTCGACCACGGCATGGGCGAGGAGCTTGTTACAGATCGCCGGCAGCGCCACGCAGACGGGATTGGCATCCGTTCCCTGACGCTGGCTCGTGAAGCCCGGCGCGCAGATAAGCCGTGGGATGATGCCGAGGAGCGGGCCCGCCTGCACAAAGGCCTCGAGTCCCGTCGAAATGCCGTCGCCGACGATATTGGCGATGGTCTCATCGGACGTCTCGCCCTCGGCGACCCGCACCACCACGACCTTGGCCGCGACCTGGAATTCGCCGAGCTGGGCATTGATCAGGGCCAGCGCCTCGGGGATGGTGCCGGTAGTTCCCAGCGCATGGCGCTTCGCGACGTCGTCCGAATACATGAACACCGGCGTGTCGACCGGGAACACCGACGCATCCGATGCGGGTGCCGTTCCGATCAGCCCTACAACCGACATGTCGGACCACACGGCGGGACGCGGCTCGTTGTCGATCCTGGTGATCGAAATGCCAAAGGTCGGATCGCTCATGAGCGGTTCTCCTCAAAATGGAAAACCCCGCACGGCGGCGGGGTGAGTTGTTCAGGTTTGATGCTGGCGTCAGAACTGCAGGACGGGCGTCGAGACCTCGAGGCTCGCCTTGTCGATGGATGTCAGCGTCACGTCGAGGAGGAGGCGCTGCGCACCATTGACCACCGGCTCCCCGAAGAACCGCACGGCACGGGTGAAACCACCGTCCACGGGAACGATCTCGGTGACGACGATCGAGCGGACGCTGGTTAGCCCTAAGTGCTGCGAAAGAAACTCGAGGGACGAGGACATGGAACTACCTCTGGAATTGTGGTGATGAGGACCGGACCGGGGTCACGGTCATGCGAGATCGCCCACCAGAAGCCATTCGTCGGTCGCCTTCTTCCACAGGGTGGCGCCGGAATACTGGCCGGTGAGCTTGAGCTTGGCGCCCGAGGAGCGGATCGTGACGCCCGCACCTCCGACCGTCACCTGGCCCGCCCCGAACTGCGCGAGGTCGACACGGGTGCCGACGGGGAAACCCACGGCGGCGTTGGTTGGGATCGTGAGGGTGATGGCGGCGGCATTGTTGAGGGTCACTAATTTGCCAGCGTCGCCAAGCACCAGCGTATAGGCCGTTCCGGTCTGGGCGTTCTCCGGCACCGTCGTCACGGTATCAAGGACCTGGGCGGTGGTCGCGATCTGGGCACTGTCATTGTACGCCGCAGCGGTGGGTGCTGTCGGCGTTCCAGTCAGCGCCGGGGAGGCGAGCGGCGCCTTGGCGTCAAGCGCAGTCTGCAGGCTGGTGACATCGCCGATGGCATGGGCGTGGCTCGTGTTGGCCTTGGTGCCGCCCAGCGTATCGACATAGGCAGTCGTCGCCAGCCGCGTCGAATTATTGCCCTGCGTCTGGGTCGGCGCCGTCGGCGTGCCGGTCAACGCCGGAGAGGCCAGCGGCGCCTTGGCATCCAAGGCTGTCTGTAGGCCGGTGACATCCGCGACCGCATGGCCGTGCACCACACTGGCCTTGCCGTCGAGCGCCGCCTGGGTCGCGGTCGAGACGGGCTTCGCGGCATCGGCGGTATTGTCGGCATTGGCGAGCCCCACGTCCGCCTTCGCCAGTGTCACGGCACCGGTGCGGCCGGCCACGGAGGCGACCGGGCCCACCTCGACGACGGCCTCGGCCCCGTCGCTCTTCTTCAGATAGAGCTTGCCATCGGTGGTGTTGACGGCGATCTCGCCCAACTGGAGATCGCTGGTCGCTGGAACCTTGCCGGCCGTGGCAGATCGCTTGAGGCGAATGGTATTGGCCATGAAGCCTCCGAAAGGAAAATCAGTAGGCGCCGCCGTCGAGGAGCGAGGTCGACATCAGGAAGCGAGCATCGGCCTCGGGCCGCGACCAGACGTCGGAGAGTATGAAGATCGACTTCTCCACCTCGATGACGTCGCCGGCGATTGCAGGTGCGATGAGCGTGAGTGTGGTACCATTACTGGCGGTGTAGCCGGCGCCGGAGATAAGCCGGAGCCCGTTCCGATAGACGGTAATGCGCCCGACGTCATATCCGCCGGAGATGACGAAATTGGACTGCCCGGCCGTCGCGGTGAATGTTTCGGTCGACGACGAGCGGAACACGCTCGAGGCCGCCACGATCCAGACTGCACCGGTGAAGACCTTCATCAGGTTTGCACCGGTGTCGAACCAAAGGACACCCGGGGTGAGCGCGTTTCCAAGGGCGTCGGACGTGGGCGGCACGTTCGAGGCGCCGGCGTATTTGCTGCCGAGCCCTGCCAGCATGGTCTGGGCGGACTGGGCCGCCGAAGACGCAAGCTCGGCGCTTCCCGAAGCCGCGATCGCCGAGACATTGGCCTGGGTCTTGGACGCCGCCGCCAGATTGGCGGAGTTGGCGGCACTCGCCGCCTGGGAGGCCGCGGCCTGCTGGCTCGTCGTGGCCTGCTGGGCGCTCTGGGCGGCGGCGGCAACCGACACCGCCATGCCGGCGGCCGCATCGAGGATGGCGGAGGCCAGCACGGGATCGGTGGTCGCGGTGATAAACCAGTCAGAGTGCGCTCCCGTTCCGCCGGTCGCCGTCACCAGGATCGAGAGCTCACCCGACCAGGAATCCCAGGCATTGAGCCGGCCGGCGAGCCAGTTGTCCGGAGCAATCTCGCTCGAGACGACCAGGAAGCCTGCCGGGGCAAAGCGCTGCCGGTCATCGGCGGCAACAGTCAGGGAACGGATCCCCGCTCCGATCGTCAACTGGCTGTTGGACCTTCCCGTGAAGATCGTCCCCAGATGGGAGGCCTGCTCGATGCGTTCGCGGATGACGAGCGCCTCCTGCAGAACAGGCAACAGGGCGTCGTCGATCTTGCCGAGCGCCACCTCCTCGAAGCGCTCGACCTGCTCGTCCCAGCCGACCGCCTTCTCCTCGACGGCATGGAGCCTCAGATCGAGGTCCTCATGCACGCCGTTGAAGTAGGAGGCCTGCACCTCGTCGTCATCGGTGACGCGGTAGCGTTCAAAGCGGCGCATGCGCTCAGACCTTCGAGAAGCTGCTCACCGCCGTTCGTATCGTCTCGAGGATGGCTCCCGATACGGTGACGTCGGGATCGTTCGGATGAAACGCAATTCCGGCAACGCGGACCGGGCGTGCGAGCTCCACCCGGTACATGGCCTCCGGATCGATCGTCACGGCTTCAGGTTCGGTTCGCTTGGTCATAGGCTGGTCCTCCTCAGATGGCGGTATCGATGCGCTGCTCGACGTGGAACAGCTGTCCGGCGGAACTCGCGGCACCTGCGATCCTGATCCTGTAGTCGGCAATGGGACTCGCGAGCGTGAACAGGAACTCCTTCTCGACGTCGCTGGCACGATCGGACGAGGGCACGTTGCGGGTGACGACGGCGGCCGGAGACACCGTCGTCGCGTAACCCGAGCCGGTCAGCAGCGTCACCGCAACGGTGTGCTGGGCGCTGATGAAGGGGTAGAGCCGCAGCACCACCCGCACCTGCTTCGTCGTCATTCCGGAGGGCAGCGTTCGTGGCGTCGAGACATGGGTAAAGGCGGTCTTGGCGCGGGAAACCCTCACCTGGCTGTCGGTCGCATGGATCACCGGCATCAGTTCCGGAGTCCCCGTCATGACGGCGCGAAGCGGAAGCACCGCGGGGAGGCTTCCCAGGAAATCGGGCGTGGTCTCCGAAATCGAGTACCAGGTGTCGTCGACCCGCACCTGGTAGGTGAGGTTCGTCGCATCGGGAACGATCTGCGGGGTCAGGATGTCGATGTCGGCAATGCCGCCGGCAAGCTGAAGGGGTTTGAGTTCCACCGAAGCCCTTGTCGCCGTGAACTTCGCGACATGGACCTTGAAGCGGACGTCCTTGGTGAGATCGCCCAGGAGATACTGGCCGTCGGTCGAGAAGAACAGCGTTCCGGAGGTGAAGTTCGAGCCCGACACCGTGCCGATGTAATGGGCGCCGCCGGTGATGACGAGGAGCGCATATCGCCCACCCTGCTTCAGGAGCGTCGGGCGGAAGGGGAAGAGCGTCCATTCCGGGAAGCGCTTCAGGTTGGCCTGGGCGAGCGTCGACTGGGCCAGCACCTGGTTGGGGTTGGGTGTGCCGTCGGAGCGCGTCTCGCACAGCGCCACGGTGACATTGCCGGTGGGGCCGATCTGGGTGAGGCCCAGTGACAGCCCGGTGCAGTAGCGGGCCTGGCCATTGACGAAGGTCTGGCCGATCTGGACGCCCTGAACGGTCGATAGCGTCGGCTGGTAGTCCCAGTAGATCTCCTCGAATGTGTCGGTCCAGAACTGGCGCACCCGGTACCAGGCATGGGCGGCATGGCGCCCGACGGCGGATGGAATGTTGCCGTTGGCGTCCCGGACCTCGAAGGTCTCGCCGTTCTTGGTGAACACCCCCGTCACGGAATTGTACTTGCCGCCCGACCAGAAGCTCGAATTGGTGCAGACGTTGCGGGTGGTGCCGTAGCGGATGCGGGTGCGGGAGATCGAGCGCTGGATCAGCTGGTGGCTGGCGAACTGGTAGTCGGCGAGCGGAATGGCCTGTACCGTCTCGTTGGCGACGGGAGCGCCCACCACGAGGGCCTCGGTGCTCGTGTAGTTCGGCACCATGAGCCCGTCGGCCGTCATGGTGACGGAGCCGTTGATGGGATTGTCGAGTTGCAGGGTGGAGAGGGCCGTCGCTGCCCAGGGGAAGCGGATCCCCTCCTCGATGAGCGCATCGTAGCCGGCATACGCCTCGTCGCTCTCGTCATCGGTGAGGAACTGGTCGGCGCCATAGAGCGAGTTGAGATCGGAGAGGTCGAGGTTCTCCTTCACGATGGCGAGGTTCGAGGCGATCGCCGTGATCTGACCGGCGACGAGATCGGCAAAGGCCTTCATCTGGGCCTTGATGACCGAGAGATCGGCCTCGATCGACGCCGTGATGTTGCGGCGGAGCTCGTCGAGCGCCAGGCGCAGGGCGGAAATCTGGGCAGCGAGATCGGCGAATTCGGCACGCGTGGGCAGGCTGTCGACCCGGCGCCCCAGCGTGGCGAGGTCGGAAAGGAGCCCGTCCAGCACCTGTCCCACCCGCAGCTGCCAGGCGGTGATGGCATCGAGCCGCTCCTTCGCCACGTCGAGTTCAGGAACCGCGTAATCCGTTCGCATGGTCACCGCGACAATGCCGGCGGTACCGATGAGCACGTCGGCGATGGGGACATAGGCTTCCGGAATGGCCGGGCGTTGGGGGTCGGCGCTTTCAGAACCCGGCACCACCGAGACCTGGGCCACCCGCTCCTGCACCATGGCGACCGACTGGGGCTCGGTTGCCCTGGTCGTCACGTTGATCAGGAAATCGCGGGGCTCGACCTCGGAGTCGATGGTTTGGCCATAGGCGACCAGCGTGACGATGCGCTGGGCTGCGGCGGGAAGATAGGTCGAGAGGCTGACCGCCTGCGTCACGTCATGGGCGAAGATCTTGCCCGCGGTGTAGAGACGGCCTTCGGAGACCTGCACGGTGGTGGCGCTGTCCCTCGTCGAAAGGAAGCCCGCATACCCCTTGCCGCTGACGAGGAGGTCGTTGACCACGTCCTCGAAGGTACGCGCGGCGTAGTCCTGGATCGAGTTGAGGTCGCCGAAGGTCACGTTCTGGCGCGACCGGAAGATGCGCTGCTTTTCCATGGGAGATTACCTTTCGAGCCACTCGCCGAGGCGAAGGCGTGCATATGTCCGCCCGTCGCCGAAGCGGACGGGGCTGTGGGCGTTCGGGTTCAGGTAGAGCGTGTCGCGAACCGACTGGCTGACGCGGACGGCGTCGACCGCGTTGAGGAGACCGATGCCGTCGTCCTCGACCAGGTGATCGTCGACATATTCAAGGGCGGCGTCGGGCTTGCGGCCCACGATGCGGACGGTGAGTTCCGCCGTGTAAGGCTCGAGCCGGAACCGGGCGCTGTCGACGAAGTCGGTCGAGAGCGGCAGCTGGGTGGCTGGATCCAAGTCGAAGAGCCGGATGCTGTCATAGACCCGAAACCGGGCGCGCGACTCGACCAGCCAGACGAGGTCGATCGGTACGTCGTCGGCGAAGAGGCTCACTTCGTCGGTGGCGTCGAGCGTTATGCGCTCCGGCCAGGTGGTGAGTGGCGTTAGCGACGGTCGCACCAGATTGTAGGCAAAGCCGCCGATGGTCTCGTCCGGTGCAGCGGCAAAGGAAATGATACGGTTCGGCGTAGCGGGATCGTCGAGGAACCCCTGCGAAGGAACGACATCGGTAAAGTACAGCCCGCCCGCGTCTCCAGCCAGGATGATCTGCTCGAAGAAAAGCCCGTCCCCGGTGGTGCCCTCCGACCACAGAAGCTCGGTCTCCTCACCATCACGGTAAAGCACGGCCTTCCGCCCGAGCGCCTCTCCCGGATTGAGCCCGTCGTCGGCGAAGAACGAGGGTCGGTCACTGGCGCCGAGATAGGCATCCGCATGATCGGCTGGTCCGCTCAAGGACGTCACCCGGTCGAAGCCCTCCTGCGCGAAGTTCCGGATGCGGATCTCTGGGAACTGACGGACCCAGGCCTTGCGGTCTTCATCCCCGAACTCCGGAGCCGCGAAGAAGTCGGAGCGCGGCGTGAGCGTCCGGACGAGATCCACCCCCACCAGCGCGAGGTGAGCGCGGAAGCCGGCCTCGGTGGTCTTGAGCCGGTGCAGCCTCGCCTGCTCGGCAATGACCCAGCGCTTGCGCTCTTCCGGCCAGTCCGGGTTCCAGAGATCGACCGAGCGCTCCAGAGCGAGAAATGGAATGAGGTCTGCCGGGCAGAGCCAGGGGTCGGTGACATCGCTGACCAGTTGTGCCGGGAGATCCACTCCCTTCGACGCAGCCAGCGAGACGGCCTTCTCGAAACTTGTGGCATTGCGCGGGAGAAGATCGGCCTCCTCAGACATCGCGCACCACGACATTGACGGTGATGGATATGCAGAACGAGGCCTCGTCAGGCTTCACGAAGATGTCGGCGACCGGGGCGATGGCCTCGACCCGCTCGGCATTGGGCACATGGGCCGCGCGCCACAGGCCGGAGGCCGCCACTGTCACTCCGATCCTGTGCCGCTCGGCGACATAGGCCTGAAGGGCCGCGATGGCATTGGTGCGAACCGATACCGGGTCCTGACTGAGCGCCACGTGGACGATCACCGACACGGCATAGGGTATGATCCTTGCCCCCACGACCGTCACCACATCCGTGGCAGGTGCACCGTCATCCGCCAGAAGCTTGGCACGGACCTTCTCGATGATCTCGGGCGTGACCGCACCCTGCCCGGCGGCCCCCAGCAGCACGACATCGACATGGCCCCGACCACGCGCCACGACGGACACGTCCTTCAGATCCGGAAACGCCGCCTGCAGCGCCAGGAACCGGTAGGACCCCACCGTGCCGCCATGCGGCATGGCCTCGGGTGCGAGCTGCGTGCGGCGGCGGAGCGAGGCGTCATCCTCACCCTCGAAGCGGCTCACACCATAATAGGCGGCGATGGCATCGAGGTTCGAACCGGCTGCGAAGGCCAGCATTCGCTGCCGCGCGGCATCGTTGATCCGGGCCCGCAGCAGCAGTTCGCGGTAGGCAAAAACCTCGATCAGCTTGCGCGCCGGCTCGCTTTCGAGATCGATCACCCCGGCGATCGCCGGAAACCGTGCCACCAAGTCGTCGCGCATGGCGGTGACGATCGCTTCCACATCCAGCGTCTCGACGACACCGGGGTATGGCAGCGAGGCAAGGTCGAAGACGGCAAAGCGCGTCACGGAGCCTCCTCCTCACGGATGATCAGCCCCGCGGCATTGACGTAACCGTTGACCCGCCGTGCACCCTCGACCGTGAAATCCCCGAACACGGCGCGCGGCCGATACTCGCCGTCGATGTAGAAATGCAACGCGCCCTCGCGGGTCGCCTTGAGAACCCGGATCTCGGTCACGCGGAAGCGCGGCTCCCACTGCTCGATCGCCGAGGTGATGGCGACGAAAAAGGGCGTCACTTCCCGAGGCGTGATGAGCTGGCCGAGCAGGTTTGGAACGAAGGAGCCGTACCACTCGCGGATCACCCGTTCGCCGAAACCCGTCGTGAAGATGTCCGCCAGCGATTGCAGGACATGATCCCAGCCGGTGAGGATGCGACCCGTCGCGGCATCGAGGCCGACGGAGGGATTACTGAGGCTGGCCATCCGTCTCGGATGCCTGCCGCTTCGGGCGCGCCTTGCGCTCAGGCGTGTCTTCCGTCGCATTTGCAGAAACAACGGCGGGGTCGAGCGCTGTCAGCGTCCCCAGGCGCAACTCGTGTTCGGCCTGGCGCTCGCTGAGGACAAGGACGGTTCCGACCCCGGTGTTGCGATGGGCCGCGACGAAGGGGCCCGCCTTCTCGGTGATGGCGTAGCGTGGCATCTTTCATTTCCTTGTGTGAGTTCAGTTGGCGGGTACGTCTGTCAGATCGCCACCCGACACGACGCCACCGTGAATGTGGCTCGACCCGATGTTCTTCCCGTCATGGGTGACCTTGCCGCCTTCGATCGCGACGCCTGCATCACTCACCTCGACGCTGACGCCGCCAACCCTGATCGTCACGGCCGCGGAGGTGAGTTTCAGGGTGGCGGCGCCAACAACGACCTCGCAGAGGTCGTCCTTGATGGTCGCGGTGACTTTTCCGTAGGTGAGGACATTCTCGTCGCCTTTCGACGACGGTGACTTGTTCCGTTCGCTCCAGGTCATGGGCAGGGCGACCGCCTGCTGCCAGTCGCCATTGGGCGAGAGTGCCGTGAACTGCTGGCCGTTCGAGGGCGGTGTGTGAACCTTCAGGGCACCAGCAATCTGGGCGTAGGGCACCCAGGGCGACAGAAACGGCTTCCCCTCGACATCCTTGCCGAAGTTCAGCCGCACGCGCTGTTTGCCGGCATCGACCTCCTCGACGGTCCCATGGCGCATGACGCCGGAGAACCGGCGCTCGAGTTCGGCAATGCGGGCGGCGAGCTCGACCACCTCACGCATCGGCAATGCGACCAAGAGACGAATAGTGGTCGACCACCACCGGATCGGGCGCGACGGTGACCTCGAGCCTGTCGAGCGGTTCGGGGTCGTTTACGAGATCGAGCACCGGGCCCAGCCCGATGGCATCCGCCGTCTCCCGGAGGATCCCCAGCATGTTGGCGGCCCGCCGCCAGTCGGCGAGCGGGGTTCCCTCGATTTCGGAGCGCAGCATCTGCGAGATAGGTGCGAGATCGGGATCTCCGGCCATCACAGCAAGGAAGTCCGCCCAGCTTGTACCTTCGCCAACGGCCGCACCGTCGCTCGGCGCCTCGATCAGATCGCAGGTGAGCACGATCTGCCTTGCGGCGAAGCGCACACCTTTCTCGACCGAGGCGCCGCGCCGCGACAGCCGCCTGGAGATACGCGGAACAAGTTTCATCCAGACGCGCGACCAGTCACTGCGCTCGCGCGTCAGCGCCGCCATGACCTGGTGCTCCATCAGGTCGAGGGCCAGTTCCATGCCCTCGTCGGTGTGGGGGATGGTGATCACGCTCTCTTCCCCCGGAACCTCGACCCGCGCTGCGATTGCAGCCTCGATGACGAGATCACAGGCGATGTGTCCCTGAAACAGGTCGCGTCCGGTCACCCCCATCTCGTGGTCATCAGTGGTGACAATCAGGATAGGCTGGCGCTCTTCGGCAATGGTCTCGTCGATCGGGGCGATGGCACTGTCATAGACGCGCATCTCCGCCAGCGTCGCGCCGCGCAGGGCACGCGCCGCGGCAATGCGCATGGCAAGACGGGCAAGACTCATGCCGAGCGATCCCTTCTCGGAACGTCGTCAGGCCGCGGGCGAAGGGGGGCATGTTCCAGACGAGAACATGCCCCCTGCCCCATCCCGAAGTGCACAACATTCATTCCGCAACATCCTCCCGGACGAGAAGAAGGTTGAGATCGCCCATGCTGGTCGGGTGCACCGCGGCGATGGCATAGGATGGGCTGCCGGTACGCCCCGGGAGCCTCACCAGGTCACCCTTTGCAGGTAGGAAACCGAGAATGGCAACCTGCGCGGCATCGATCCAGAAGGTCGTCCGCTCCGCGATGATGCGGGTTGTTCCGGGAAAGTCCCCGCCGCGGGCCTGTCCCTTGAGGTCGGAACCGGCCGCAGCGCCCGAGAACACGCCCCGGATCTTGATCGCAAACCGTTCGACGTCCGCCGCAGCCTCGACATACTGGCTGTTGCGGCGCGGGATCAGGATGGCGCTTTCCCCAAAGGCGTCGGCCGCCACGCCGGAGGCTTCCGCATCGAGAGCGTCAAATGCCGATGACATTGCCTGCCTGAGCCTAGGTGCGCTTGCCGGGGATCAGCACGCGGGGGCGGGTGCAGTAATGGAGCGCATTCATCTGGAACTCGAGGTTCACGCCCTTGCCGTTCTGCATCTCCCACTGCTTGCCGTAGAGGCGCTGGCCCGGAGTGTTGACCGTCTCGATGTAGTCGGCGGGGCCATAGACCGTCCGGAACAGCCCGGGAACTCCCATCGGGAACAGGTGGCACTTGTTGGTGTCAACACCGACACTGCCGCCGCCTCGGTAGTTGGCCCAGGTGATCCCGCCGAAGTCGAAGGCGCCGTGGAGACCGCTGGCGCCGGCGTTGATGTAGGCGCCCCTCAGGCTCGCGGCATCGGCATAGCCCTTGTAGGTGTCGCGCACCTCCTTGTGGGCAATGAGATCGTCGAAGAACGTGTCCCCGCACAGCGCCATGATGCCGGTGTAGGGGATGCCATCGAGGATGGAAGCCATCTGGCGGATGACGCCGGCGCACTTCTTGCGGAAGACGCCTTCGGCCGGGGTGGCATTGTCGAGATCGAAGTCGATTTCGGCGGCCGGCGTCTCGCCGAACTCGGTGAAGTAGTCAAAGAGCACCGAGCCGTCGGCATCGAGGAGCTTGCCGGCCTTCAGGATGTTGATGCGGTGGTATTCCTCGGTGAGCGCGAAGAACTGCGAGGCCTCGGCCGCCCGCTCGGCGATCTTGGCCTGGAGCCGCTCGACCGCCACCTCCTCGCCGAAGGCGCGGACCTGCTGGACCTCGTCGGCGTTGATGGCGTCATCGACCTGGAAGTGGGGAATCCGCAGCGTGCGCAGCGAACGCTTGTTCTTGCCGAAGGTCTGGCCCGGTCCGCCGCGCGGGCTTGCCTGGATCAGGATGCCGTTCTGGGCCTTGTCCTTCTCGATGGCGATATCGAGCGTATCGATGCTCACCGTCTGGAACAGGTTCATCTGGCCGATGAGCGAGGGGACATAGGAGATCTCGCGGAGGGCATCCGTGAGACGCATGACGCTGAAGGCGTCCTGGGTGAAGATGTTCATGATCGACATGGGGTCAGGTCTCCCGGTTAGCGCACGATGACGCCGAGGCCCTTGAGTGCCTCATTGGCGGCGGCCTTCTCGGCCGGCTGGTCGCGGTCGGCGTGGTAGGTGAGGCAGTGGCCGTTCACCTCGGCATCGCGCAGGATGGCGGACACCGTGACGTCGGCGCTCGATGCGTCGGCGCCGTGAATGTTGATGGCAGCCGGCACCTCGCTGCCGTCACTGGCACCCACGGCGCTGGCGACGTACTTGCCTGTGGCAGTCACCTTTCCCAGCACCGTGCCGGCGGCAATGATGCCGGCGCCCGAGGAGATGGTGATGGCGTCGCGGGAACGTTGTCCGCTGGCTTCGGACAGGATGAACTCGGCCGGATGGCGGGTTTCGACGAGAACAGTCATGGGTGTTTCTCCTCTCAGGCCTTCTCGAAGCGGCGGTTGGCGCGGGCGATGGCGCGCTTCCAGCCTTCTTCGGCCCGTGCATTGGGGTTGGGACGCTCGGTCTCGCGGCTGGCGCCGAATTCGGGGCCGGCGGCAGCCCGCTGGGCGAGCGCCTCGATGCGGGTTTCTTTCGGCGAGGCGGCGAGGATTTTCTCGGCTTCCGCCGCGCTGAGCGCGGTTTCGGTTGCAAGCATCAAGGCCTGGCTTCCGCGGCCGGCGGCCGCATCGCAATTGACGATGGCCCGGATGCGGCTACGTTCCTCGAGGCGGGCCGCGGCGACGGCCTCTTCCAGCCTTGCGGCCGTTGGCTGCGGTGCCGGTGCCTCGAGCCTTGCCGGCTCGAGCGGCGGTGCGGCCGCTGCCTCGGCGGCAGGGGCGAGTTCTTCTGCGCTCATGGATATCCCTCCTTTGCGAGCGTTGCGCCCGGATGGGCGGGTGGTGGGCGTGGTGTTGTTCTGAGAGAGCGAGGCCAGAACCTCGTCGAAGCTGGCCATGCGGTCGGCGAGGCCGAGTGCGATGGCTTCCGAACCGATGAAGGTGCGCGCTTCCGTGGCCCGCGCCATGTTGGCGGTAAGCCGGCTGCCGCGCCCCAGAGCCACCGTGTCGAGGAACTGGCGGTAGTGGGCATCGACACTGGCTTGCAGGTCGGCGCGGACAGCGTCCGACAGCGGCTCAAACGGGTTGCCGTCGACCTTGTGACTGCCGGCGAAGATCAGCGTTGGCTTTACGCCCTGGGCTGCCAGTTCCCCGGAGCGGTCGGCATGCAGCATGACGACGCCGATCGATCCGACGATCGAGGTTGGCGAGATGACGATCTCGTTCGCCGCACTGGCGATGCCATAGGCGGCGGAGGCCGCCATGTCGTTGACGAAGGCGGTGACAGGCTTGGTCTGGCGAACGGAACGGATCAGGTCCGCCAGACCTGCCATGCCGGCGGCTTCGCCACCGGGCGAGGAGATGTCGAGCAGGACCGACCGTACCTCCGGGTCTTGCCCTGCATCGCGCAGCTGCGCTGCGATCCCCTCGTAGCTGGTGAGCCCCGACCGGCTGTCGAGCCAGGCGCCGCGGTTCACCAGCGTGTCGAGAACGGGGACAATGGCGACGCCGTCGGCCGTGCGCGCAAGCGAGGCCGATCCGTCTCTTCGCCGGGCTGAACCGATAAAGCGGCTGGCGTCCGGGCCTTCGGTGCCCTCATCCAACCCAAACATGCCGGCTTCAAGACCGATGCGGCCGCTCAGGACTCCGAGGATGATCTGGGCCTTGGCGGGATGGATGAGCAGCGGCGTGTTGAACAGCCGATCGCTGAGGCGGAGAAGCTGTCCCGGCATCAGTAACCTCCTGCCCGCAGGCCGAAGCGACGGCGCAGGCCACCGGTCCGCCCGCAGAAACTCTCAAGCCGCGAAAGTTCGGCACGGAGCGCGCCCAGATCGGTGCGGCCGTACTGGAGCTTGCGCCTGACACCGTTGCCGGCGTCGAACTCGATCACTTCCGGGCGTCGGCCCTCGAGCAGTGCGTAATAGGCCTCGCGGATCCGCGGCAGGACTGCGCACGGATCGGCATAATCTGCAATGACTGTCATGGCTGTGGACTGTCTCCGGAAGGGTCCTGAGAGTCGGCGGACGGATCGGCCGTATTGGTGACGCCCTGGAACTGGTGGTCGGCGAGGCCGTAAGTTTCCCTGAGCGCCTTCTCGCGGGCGCGCTGGGCGTAGACGTCCTCGATGTCGTGGCCGAGGTCCTCGGCGATCGCGGCATCCGTCATGACGCCGAGGCGGCACCAGATCTCGTGGGCCTTGGCCATCTTGAGATCATCCGCCTGCGGCTTCGGGGCGCCGCGCCAGATCGCACGGGACGCTGCGGCGCGGTTGGCGAGGAAGCCATCGAAGCCGCCGGGGAAAGGAATGCCGCCGCGCGCGATCTCCTCCTCGAGCCAAGCTTCGTAAATGGCGGAGCAGAACGGGGCGAGGATGTGGGCGCGACGGTAGAGCGTGATCTGGAAGATTTCTCCGCTTGCCATGCGGACGCTCGAATAGGTGGCATTGGTATAGTCCGCCGTGGCGCTCTCGTAGGTGAGCCCGAGGCAGCGAGCGAGTTCGCGCAGAAGATGGGCTGCGAAGTCCCTGTAGTCGGAATGCGGATGCTGGGCCCGGTGAAGCTCGAGCTTCTGGCCCGGAAAGAGATGGGC